AGTTTGCAGATCCCAAGGGAACCCTGATCCACCTGTCCCGGCTGGCGTGCCATTGGTCGCCACGAACCACGTATTCGCCGCTTCTGCCGTTCCTTGGCAAATTAGTAGCAGGCAGAGCAGTAATCGGATCATGGCTGCGAAGGTTGTTCCAGAGCTTTTCGAATCGCCATTGGCAGGGAAGCGCGAAATTGGCCCTTGGTGATGTCCAAGTCCTCTCGCGTGCCGGCAAGTTGTCCAACGTTGAGAGCAGTGTCTATGAGCAAATCCAAATTGAGATCGGGATGAGCCTGACGTAAAGCGTCCACGATGGCGGCCAACTGTTCTTGGACTGCGGCTGTCTCAGCTATTGAATCAGCAATTTCGCGATCGTAAAGGCTCAGCACGTACGACGCGGCGGCAGCATTGGGAATCTGGCGAGGCGGGAAGATGAATGGGTTCATAAAGTTACTTCACGACGTTGGTTGTCCAGAATGGCACGATCTGGAAATACTGCGGCTGTCCTCCCCATTGCGCTGGTCCTGGCACATAACCCCCCGGCTGCATCGGTTGCGGAACGAACCTCTCGAAAATCAGCGGCCCGTATGAAATACGGACGGTGGCCGGATCTTTGGCCAGTGCCTTGACCAAGTTCGTGAGGTTTTTCTGAGTGGTGCAACCTATGGTTGCAATGAGAAGGATGGATATGAATAGCGTTTTCATTTGGTTTGTTGTGGGGGTGCGTTGGTTGTTTGTTTTAGAAGCTCTTGCTTGCGCTTGAAGGAAGGTGAATTGGTGTTCTCGCTTGAGCGCACGGGAGGCTGCTGACGCGCGATCGGGTTGTTGGTTGGGGCGACTTCAGGTGTCGCTGCCGGTCGCGGAGTGAAAGCGAAAGCCACCGCGTTGGTTGTCAGTCGAGGTGTTCCGATGATGCGCGAGAACTCTCCAATCGAGATCGGCCTTCCGCCCTTCACATAGCCAAGGTCAACCTTCTGCACCACCGTTTCCTGGCTGGCGATAAGTGCCTTGCCGTTGGATTCGCCGACGACTGCTTGCTGGCTGTTGGTGACAAGCGAGATTGAGAGGATTATTAAATTGGTCATAATTATCGTGGGGTAGCAACAACAGAGTACTTCACACCGTTGACGGATACTATCAAATTAGTGACCGTCGAAATTACTTGCTCGCTCCCAAGTTGCCAAAACTGTGCCGTATCGGTTGGCGGCGGAGTAGTCAGGATGCCTCGGTAATCCACCTGAAATTTAACAACTCCGTCATTCTTAAATCGTATCAACGAATTGGTGCTGGTAGTTGAACTGGCGTTCAGGGCTACTTCAAACTCAGCGTTTTTGGTAGCCGTCGCAACATCCATGAGGAAATTACTTGCCGTGGCTGGCCCCCCGGAATTAGCCAGCGTGCTTATGTTGACTGCTGCCCAATTGGTGTAATTTCCCGATGTGGTATCCTCAACATAGATGTTGTTGTACTGGCTTTCCCCCAGAGCCTGATTGTGCGATGAACGGAAAGAATAAGCCTCGTCAACTGTGGTGATCCCTCGACCGCTGAGAACGCCGCCGCCTGAATTTATAGAGAGGACGTTGGTTCCAGCGTTGCCAAATGCGCCAACGAGATCACCACTCTGCAAAAGGTTGGCGGTGTCGAAGGTGTAGGCGGTGGCTGAGCCGGTGCTGATTACTTCTGGTCTTAAATATAGCCTCTTTGCAAATGTTTTATCCGCCCAAAAGAGACTGGAATCCACACCCAAAAGTCCTGATGAAACATCGTCTCCAGCATAGCCCGCGATTTCCCAATGAGAATGCTGGTTGGTTGTATAACCGTCCATCATCCACACCTGATAGATATTAGTCACGGTGTTGACAACGAAGCCGGTGGCCCACCTAAGAAGGGCATCATTGTAATAATTGGAGTCATCAGTGACATCGAATCTCAACGTCATATCTTCTGAATCTCCCAAACTAGTTACATGCAAAGCATCCAGAACTTGAGAATTTTGCTGGGGGCCGCCAAAATTCACGACTGATGCTCCTATTCCGATGCCGCCGTATGGAGAAATGACAGCGACGTTAGTTCCTTTGTTTGCAAACGCGGCAAGCAAAGCACCAGTCGTCCACGGCACACTTGTATCGACCACCAGGGCGACATTGGTCGCGTTGTCCGCCAACTGGCTTTCAATCCTAACTAAGTCGATTGCTGGACTGGGTTCAAGCACGCCGCCTGCGGAGGCCCACAACGCCGAAGCAGCGCCGGAAGAAAGAGCGATCCATCCAGCAGCCCCGGTCCCGGTTGCTTTCTTGTAGATTTCCCCCGCGTCGGTATCTCGATAAATGCTACCGGGACGTGCAGTGACGTTGCCTTCTGGCGTTCCTGCACCCCAAGTATCGAACAGGCTGTTGGTGCTTCCATTCCAGCTTATGTGGCCATCGAGGGCAAAGTTCTTCCAACGCAATCCTGTGGGATTGCCCAGGTCAATCGTATTGTTTACAGATGGAGCTAATACAGTATCAAAAGCGATGATTCCTCTTTGATTATCGTTGGCAAACCACGCTGTTACCGAACCTCCCTGGAAATGAGCTACCTGTCCGGTGCCATCAATATCCATGTAAGCAACACCAGACGGACCTTGTATAAGAAACTTGGCAGAATCAACTGTGTTGGTTGAATCTAAGCGAATGTTGTTGTTGTTGGAATAAACCAAGCTGGAAGTGCCAAGAGTTGTAGGCGTTATCCAATAAGGAAAGTTCGGAACCGTGCCGCTGCCGAAAACTGTTCCGCCCCCTGTTTGCCCCGGATCAAATCGCGCCATTTCGATCCAGTCGGGTGCGGTGTATTGCAAGATGATGCCTCGATTCGTGGTTCCCACCCAATCACCCTGAATGTCCACGTAAGCGCCGGGAACGTCCCATTGCTCACTGAGATCCGGCAGCGTGAAAGAGTTGCTTCCATTCTGGCTAGTCACAAAAAGAAGCTGCCCCTGATAAGCGCCTGCGCTCAGGCTTAGGGTGACCTGAGTGGCATCGTTGGTTGGCGAATTGAGCAGCCAAGTCGTATTTGTGGTGACATCTAAATAATTCGTTCCCAGCGCCAGCAGCGTCACCTTGGCCGGGAGCGAGAATGTGCCATACACATTCTCGTTCGTGACGAGGGTTAGGGTGTTATCGAGGGCCGGATAAATGATACCGGCATCGTTCGTGTGGACCGCGCGATAGAATACTTGCAGGAGATTGGTTTGAAACTGATTAGTTGAGAACGATTCGAAGGTTGGCACGGCAGCGCGCGTCACGAGCGCAATCAGCCAAATGCAAAGGAATAGGAATTGTTTCATGGCGCTAACTTCATCAAGAAGACATCGGAATTACCGTTGGAGGTGAGGCTCTGGCCGTTGAAAGTGCCGGTGCCAAAGAAATAACCCGACACAATAGGCGAGCCAGTGGCATCGATGCCGATAGCGGCTCCCTGATCGCTATTCGGCCCGCCAAAAGCTTTCGCCCATAGCAGCAACCCCGCTGGGGAATACTTGGCTGCGAATATGTCCGAGGCTCCGGCAACACCAGCAGCCGTCAATGTCCCCGTTCCAAACTGAGCGGTTCCTTGAAACGAGCCTGTGACAACCACATTCCCGCTCGTATCAACCGCAACAGCCTTGCTGGTATCATCCGCAATACCACCGCACCGTGCCGCCCAAACGAAAACACCAGGGCCGGTGTATTTCATCACGAACGCCTCGGCCGCCCCGGCAGAAACCAGTGCGCCACCGCCGAAATTTACCGAACCGCTAAAGCTTCCGACCGCTACCACATTGCTGCTCGCGTCAACCGTCACACCGTACGCTATATCAATGCCGGTTGAGCCGAATGATTTCGACCACGTATGCGCTCCGTTGCTTCCCGCAAGCTTTACCAAAAATACATCTTCCGATCCGGCACTGCTCAGCACGCCCCCGCCAAAGTTAATTGCTCCCAAAAATGAGCCGGTGAAAATAGGATTACCGCTGGGGTCAACCGCGATTCCGTTCCCGATGTCGTTGCTGCTGTTAATCGGAAAGTTCTCCGACCAGATGTGGCTTCCGTCCACGCCGGATAGTTTCGCAACATAGGTGTCGATACCCCCAGAGGTGCTAACCAGGTTAGTCCCGCCGAAGTTAAAGGTTCCCTGGAAGAGGCCGGTCAGAAACACGTTGCCGGTGGAATCCACGGCCACGCTATAGGCGTATTCGTCGCCTGTGCTGCCGAATCGTTTGGCCCACAGATACGTTCCAGTCGAATCAAATTTAGCGACGAAAATATCAACTCCACCGACAGGAGCCAACGCACCGCCCCCGAAATCTGTCGTGCTGGTGAAGTGGCCTACAGCAATGACATTACCGCTTGAGTCCAATCCTAGCCCCGTAAGCCGGTCATTAGTGGCACCGCCAAATCGCTTGGACCAAGTGTGAGCGCCCGACGTTGCGTATTTGGCTAGAAATATGTCCTCGCCGCCTGCGTTGGTTAATGCCCCGCCTCCAAAATTCGCTGTCCCTGAGAATGCACCCCCGACATAAATGTTTCCGGTGCTCTGCTCGACCGCCACAGCTTTACCAATATCAGCGCCAATACTGCCGAAACCGATTGCCCATAGATTCGTGCTGGCAAGCGATCCGTTGGATACGGTTACGGTATTGGTTGTTGAAAATCCTTGGTTGTTGGCCGGGTCAAATCCTCGTGCATAAAAGAGATGAGAACCGTTGGCGATATTCGTTGTCTGGAATGGCAGGGAGTATGGACTGGAAACGATCGTTCCTATTAACGTCGCTGAATCTCGATAAAACTCCACCCTCGAAACGCTGCTGTTATCCGTTGCCGTGGCAGAAATCGTGATGATATTACTAACCGTTGTGGCGTTGGCTGGCGCAGTCAGCGTAACCGTTGGAGCCGTAGTATCACCCGTCTGGGTTACTGCAAAGGTTTGACCGGCGACCGTCAAGTTTCCCGTGCGTGTGGCTGATGCGCTGGTTGAGGCTACCGTAAACGTCACAGTGTCATTGCCGGAACCACTTGCAGGCGCAACAGTAATCCATGCCGCACCGCTCGTAGCTGTCCAAGCGCAGACCGTATCACTGGCGGTTATATCAATCGTTGCAGACCCTCCATGCAAATCAAACGACGCGTTTACTGGCACGATGGAATATGAGCAGGGAACGCCAGTCTGGGTGACTATCAAAAGTTTGGTTGCAATCGTGAGGCGTCCTGTTCGCGTGAGGGAATTGGTCGCCGCAGCGACCGTGTAGCCAACGCTTCCATTGCCGGTTCCAGACGATCCGCTAATTACGACAAGCCAAGGGCTATCGCTGCTCGATGTCCAGTTGCAACCCTGCGTGGCTGTTACGGCGACAGTCCCGCTCCCGCCTGGGGAAGCGTAGGATGCGGCTGTTGGCGCAATGGCATAGGTGCAAGCCACGCCGGTTTGAGTAACGGTGAACGTTTGACCGGCAACGGTGAGAGTTCCGGTGCGGGTCAAAGACGAAGTATTTGCGGCTACCGTATAACTGACAGTTCCGTTTCCACTCCCGCTGGCTGGCGAGAACGCGAGAAAAGAAGCGCCACTGGAGACTGACCAAGTGCAACCGGCATTACTCGTAACCGCAATGCTGTTCGTGCCACCAAGAGAGGTGAAACTGGCGCTGGTCGGGGCAATCGAATAGGTGCATGGAGCGGTGCCGTCCTGCGTAATTGTGAAAGTCGAGCCGGCAACGGTAATGGTGCCTGTCCGCGAGACGGTTGTAGCGTTGGCTGTCACGGTATAGCCGACCGTGCCGCTGGCGGTGCCAGGACTTCCTGAATCGACCGTGATAAATCCATTGTTACTAACCGCTGTCCAGGCGCAGCCGGTTCCCGCCGTGACTGCGATGTTGCCTGGACCACCAGTAGCGACATAGTGCGCTGCTGTGGGAGCGATTGAATAGATGCACTCTGCCGCTGCCTGATTAACAGTAAAAGTCAACCCCGCAATCGTAATGGTTCCGGCTCGGATGACGGTGTTGAGATTTGCGGCATAAGTGAAAACAACGCTCCCGCTTCCAGTACCGCTCGTCCCCGCCGTGATGGTGATCCACGAAACATTGGCAACTGCCGTCCACGCACACCCGGTGCCAGCCGCGACAAACACGGTGCTCGTCCCATTTGTGGCAGAGACGTTTATAGAAGATGGATTGATCGAATACGAACACGCCGCGCCGGTTTGCAGCACGGCGTAAGGTTGGCCTGCGACAGTTAATGTCGTGCTGCGAGATACGGTATTGGTGTTGGCAGCAGCTGTGTACGTGACCGTTCCGTTTCCCGTCCCATTCGTGCTGGAAAACGTAACCCAAGTTACGGGGCTTGATGCTGTCCAAGCGCAGCCACTGATCGTGCTGACAACTATGTTGCTGCTTCCGCCAGCCGAGGTGAACGACCCGGATGAAGGAGCTATTGAATAGCTGCACGCAACCACGCCTGCTTGCGTGACGGTGAAGGTTTGACCCGCCGCCGTAATTGTCCCAACCCTTTGATTGCTGTTCGTATTTGCGGCCAGGACATACGTAATCGTGCCGCTGCCAGTCCCGCTGCTACCCGATGAAATGGTTATCCAAGAGCCGTTTGGAGTGGCGTTCCATGTGCAGGTGGTTCCTGTAGTCATCGCTACAGTATTGGTGACGCTATTAGCTGGCGCGTTGGTGCTGGTGGGAAACAGGGCATAAGTGCAGGCGGGGGCTGCTGCTTGATCGATAGTGACCGTTGCACCAGCAATCGTCATCGTCCCGACGCGAGCGGTTAACGCAGTGTTCGCCGTGACGGAATAGGTTACTGTCCCGGTCCCGGTGCCAGTGCTTCCAGAGGTAATCGTAATGAATGAATCATTCGACGCGGCAGACCATGAGCAACCAGTCGTTGTGGTAACGGTTACGGTGCCGGAACCAGCCAAATTGCTAAATGATTTGCTCGTTGGATTGACGCTGTACGAGCAAGGCCCGCTTCCAACGCCTATAGCCAAACGTATCTTTCCGCCTGCCCCGTTATACCCGCCAACCAGAATCACATAGGGGATGCCGGAGATTGCATTGAAATTGACGACGCTCGTGAAAGCACCGTTGCCTGAGTCATCATTCTCAGCAATCGAAGTCAGAGCGCCAAGGGCCGTCCCGGTGAACACCCCGAGCAGCGTGTCAAAGCTGCTGCCTGCCGTGCTGACTGTCACCGGGCCGGTAAAAGGAGCAGTCCACGAATACCAGACTGAGCGGCTTACGACATCGCCTGCAATGGTTGGCTCAAGAGCCTGAGTCGTGGCGGAAGCATTCCTGTCTGCGATACTGATAGAGCCGCTGGAAACAAGTGCAGTGCGGTTGGCGAAATCATCGTTGGCTGGAGGCGTGGCAGCGCCGAAGGCCGACAAAGCCAGAAGCGGTAAAAGGCAAAGGAGATTTTTCATTCGAGTTTGTCTAACTGCCTGGCTATTTGCTGCGCGCGCTCCACCTCGATTAGCTCGTGACACATTCCCAAACGCGAGAAGAAGTTGCCTGAACCATTGTAAAGCCGGAAGGTTGACCCATCGGGCCTAACGCCGCTGGCCAGGATCTGCACAGAGTCGAATATTTCGGCCAACTCGTTCGCGTGTCGTTCAAGCAGCTTTTCTTGTTCTTCTTCGGTCATATCAATACCAGGTAACGCCGTTCCAGAAATACATCACGCCGGGCGGATCTAAATCGTAGTTCAACGCGGCAGAAACAACTGGAACATCGACGGGCAAGACCCCGCCATAGTTGCCAGAGTAAACCTCTTTCGTTAACGTTGACACACTTAATCCCTCTTTTTCGCTGGCAAGAAGCCGTCCTCCCGTTTTCCAAATGGCAAGTCGATTGACAACCCCGACGCCCCAATCATTCGTAACTTGCTGAGAATCCCCAGTGGCGTAGCGATAGCGATCGTAGGCGCTATTAATGATAAGTGAGAAGTTGCCGGTGTTGGTAACGGTCAGATTGACGTTGTGAGCATCCGGCCACGTCAGCATGTTGAGCGTTGAATCGCAGGTCAGAAGCAAGTTGAATTCGTCTCCAGATCCCGCATCAACGTCCAACGGGCCGCATACGGCCCCAAGTTCGATTGTGCGGGTTGTCGATCCGCCGTTGAATACAATGTTCGTCAGATTGAGATTGGTCGAGAGCGTGATGTTCGTGCCGTTGATCGTGAACTGGTCCCCGAAATTGAAAACGTTGCCCACGGGTTGCCATGTGATGTTGTTGGAGCCATCATTAACGAACACGCTTCCCGGTACGCCCTGAACCGTCGGCATGCGATAGGCAAATCCGTTGATCGAGTAAATGAAGTTGCTGCTCGTATCCGTATAAATGTTCAATCCGTTCAGCGTGCCGACTTGGAGATATTTCTGATTCGCCTTGAGCGTCGGAGGGGTTAGCGCCTGGATATATTGTAACGAGTTCGACACACCGCGCAGGTTGGAGACGTAGATCGCGTACCCCTTGGCAATCCCTGCTGCGATGGTTGCGGTGATGAGTGCGTTGTCGGGTGCGGTCCCGCTGCCAGTTGCCCCACCCCATCGCAGATCGAAAGGGCCGCTGAACTTGCGGTCGTAGGACCACGCAGCATCAGCAGTTGAAGCGATGCGAAAGATGTTGTCAGCGCCAACGACAGAGTTGGTGATCGTGAACAATCCGCCCCCGCCGTCATCTTCAGTGTTATAGCCACGGACGAAGATCGACTTGTTCAACCCGCCGACGAGTCGCGTCTTGAGCGCTGCGACAGTGGGAATCTCTTCGACAAATCGTTGAGCAAATAGCGGTAGGCAGGCGAACAGGATTAGGAGGCTGATGACCGTTTTCATGGTTTCTTTTCCTTCGAATGCTTTCGCCACACTTCAAAGAATCTTGCCGCTATTAGCTTTCTTTCTTCGATAGCGTCGGTGAACACTTTGCGTTCGTGTTGAGATAGCGATTCCAGCAACTTCTGATCGTTGGCCTTGCTTCCCGTGAATGGGCGTTTCGGATAGTTGCGGAAGTATTCAAGTATGTCTGGTGCCTTCTTGAGTTTTTCGAGCTTGGTCAACTCCTTATCCGCGCGCACGAGGTCCGCGCTTTCGAGCGCCCGATGCAACTGGTGATAGTCGCTCTCGCCGATAAATTGAATCTGCGGCTTTTTGCCCTGAGCATCGTTGAAGGTCTTGACGAATTCGCGCACCTGAGTCTCAGCGGTGAACCTGCGATTCGTGATGCCGATGGCTCCAAGGAAGCTCTCCCACCAATAGCGCTCTTTGTCACTTCGGAAGCTAATTGGAATAATGGTTTGGGCCTCATCCTGAAGTTGCTCCAAGGCGTTTCTCGGTCGCCCAAACGTGTCCTTGCCAGTGACAAACTCGACTATCGCGCGAGTGTAAATTGGATTGAGCCGGTTGCGCGTGTATTTCCCCGGCTCGTTAATAAGGTGCCAAATATCAGCCGCCACATTGCGCAGGGAATATTCGTGGCCTTTATACATTAGCGAGAATGGATGCTTCCATTCGTAGTCGTCATTGACCGCCTTATTTGCGATCCTAGCAATCGTCCACAATCCAACCGCGCCCAGCGCGAGCGCCATTCTCTGTTCGCCGCCGTAACGAGTTGCAGCCTGTGCCGGAAATCGGATGCGTGCTTCGCCAAAGTCAGGTGCTAGGAACGTCGCCCGCAGCATATCCTGAAAGGTTGGGTGCCGGTACATCGCCCGATAATTCTGTTCACCGAACGCCGCGTTGCTCTCGCGGGCCGTGAGTCTAACCATTTGTTCACGAGTCACCTTGCCAGCCTTGATGTCCTTATCGTATCGAGCGAGATTGCGTTCCAAGGCGTGCAGGGCCATCGTCATTTTGACTTGCGGGATGTAGTCCTTGAAAAGCCAATCGTTAGCTGCGGTTAGCCATTTGCCGACGATGGGTATTTTCTCAGTCAAACCAACACCTCCGACACCTTCGCTGAAAAGCTGGCTGGCGTGATGATCTGCTACCATCAATCCGCCTTCGATCAATTCAGCCTGTGCTGGGTCTTTGAAGTTAATCTCGGTCAGCTTGAATGGGCTAACCTTGTGTTCCAGCGCGTGAGTCGTGATTTGCACTGGATGAAACGCGGATATGGAAAGCATCGTCTGCTTAACAACCGAACTGGGGACAAGGATCGCGCGACCTATTTTGCGTCGGCTGAACCATGAACGGTCGAAAAGCGCACGGAACTTCCTGGCATATTCTGGGTGAACCGCCAGCGTGCCTTCCACCATAATTGGCTTCCCGGCTTCGTCCGCTGTAGCCCATACCCATTTTCGGAACGCCGGATGATCGAACGCAACGTAATCGCCGCGATAATCCAAAGGTGAATCGCCTCCCTTTATAGAGTGCGGCTTTACCATGTAAGCCGAAACATCGCCACTATCTTTATCGAGAACGCGATCCCCTCTGCCTTGCGTATCTATTACGGGACGCTCGTCAGATGCCTTCAACTCGTACGCCTGCTTCACGAATGCCCGTGCCGCCATTGCGCGATTGAATCCCTGATCGTAATGCAGGATTCGCGCGGCGAGATTCTTCACGGGCTTCAATCCCGCCTGCTCTGCTTCAAAGTCAGTCGCGTAAAAGCGCTTTTTGAATCCCTCGAAATTCGTTCGGAATTTGCCTGAGTTTATCTCGGCAAGAATAGAATTGGCCTGCGGACTATCGGCTTCGTAAAAGCGATGGATGTAGTTCTCGACGCCTCCCTCCAAAGCGCCAGCCTTGATCGCCTGCTGCAATCGCTGCTCGAAGTAATATTTCACTTCATCAGCAAGGCGCTTTTGGTCCTCGGTGAGCTTCATGGCGTCCTCGTAGCCCTTTTTGTATCGGGCCTTAGACGCTGCTGCACGTTCAGCAAGAACTGACACATCGCCTTCCGCCTCGATGTAATTCGTAAGAGCTTCGAGTGTGTCGGCGCGTGGAAACTTTTCTCTTACCACCTTGGCGAACAGTCGTGAGTTGTGGCTAAGTTCCTGATCCGCTAGATTCCACTTTCCGACAGGTCGATCCAAATCCTCGACCTTCGGCGCGGAGACGATGTGATTTTTGACCCATGCGGCTCCTGCTCTGGCCGTCCCGATAGCGCGCTCAAAATTGTCCTTGGTCCCTTCAGCCATTTTCGATACCCAATCTTCAAGCTGCTCGTGCAATGGAACCTTCGGCTCAGCCGGCAGTGTTTTTATGGCATCGCTGACACGCTGGAGCGGGTCGATGTTGGATTCTCCAAGGCCGACATCGGCGGGACGGGCCGCGCCGGGGCCGGTTGGAAGTTCCGGCTTTGCAGGCTCGGCGATCGCTGGCGCTTCTACTTTTGGAACTTCCGTCCTAGCTCCGTGTGCGCGTTGGGCTCGAACTTCGGCTAAGCCGGGTGCTGTTGAAAGTTCTCCAAGACCTTGAGCCTCACTTCTTCTATCGAAAAATGGATTTACCCTTGGTGCTTCGCGTTCCGAAACTGATTTGGCCAGCCGTCGCATCTCATTTCCGAGCTTTATTACCGCTGCTTGGTATTGAGGTTCGGCTTCATCTCGCACGAGCTTTGAAATTTTCTGCGCCTGAGAGTAGTCAAGCATTGCGCGCGCTTCTGATTTCTCCAGTCCGTAAGCTGAGGCAGCATAGTCGGCAGCGAAATCCATCACTTTTTCGGGTGTCAATTGTCTTGCTTCGTCCAATGGCAAGGTTGTCATCTCCATTTCTATTTCATCGGAGATGGCATTCTGTGTGGGATCAAGAAATCGTCGAGCTGCCTTTACGTCAACTTCAGTTGCCTCACCTTTCATCATTCTTGTAAGTGCAATTATTCCTTCTTCGGTTTCCTTGGGATTATAAATTTTAAGTTTCTTTTCTGATGCAATCTTCACTTGCTTAACGAGGTCTGCGGCGGCTTCTGCTACTTCATCCACAATAGGGTCACTGTTAAATTCATCCAGAAAATCATTGGGTGACTCCCGCAAATCTCGAAGATAAATACGATCTTGGCGTAGCGTGTCTGCTCGCTGGTTTAGAATATCTTGGTGCGTAGGTTCTCCAACACGTTCAAGCCCTTGAGTCTCGCTCTGACGATCAAAAAAGGGGGCAATTCCGGGCCGATTCCCAGAATAATTTGGAGCTACTGTCGTGCTGATACTGCTGGCATTTGGTGCTCCTTCCTGTATTACGTTACCTAGTGCTTCTGAAGTTCTAGGAATTAAAATCTCTGGTGCTTTTATGGTAGCGGATCTGCGCGATAACTCAGCCATTCCAGCATTCAGAATTGTCTCGCCTATCGCCTTGCCGCGTTCCTCCGGTGTTTTGGACTTAAAAATATCGCTTAAGCCCTTAATGGTTCCGATGGTTCCCAATGTCCCAAACACTAGCGGAGCCATTGGGCCAGCCACGGCGATTTGCTCCAGCCCTTGCTCGGTGAACACGGATTCAAGCCCTGCGCTGATCGCCGTAGCCATTCCTTTGGCGACCTTGAGGCGGTCTGGGTCGCTGGCAAATATCTCAGGCTTCGGTAGCGACAGGATGGGCTTACTGGAAGTGTCTCCGAGAACGACTGTGCCGTGAGACACGCCAGTTCTCAGGATGTCAGCTTGCGCTGCTGCGCCCTCCGTGAGCGGCGAAGCGGTTGTCTCTGGTATTGCGGAAGCGGCGGCTGGAGTTGGTTTGGCAAACAATCGATCAAAGGCTTGAGATGCTGGAACGCTCGGTTCCGGCGTTGGCGCGACTGCTGGCGCTGGTGTTTCCTGCACGGACTTGTTGAGCGCCTGCAACGCATCGAATTCCTCTTTGAAATCAGGTTGCTCCAAATAGGCGGGATATTTCCTCCCGATGGCATCAATTAGAGTGTCGCGGTTTACCTCTTTGTAAACCGGGTACTTCTCCAACAGTTTGTTCATCACTTCGCTCATTGGGGAAACAAGATTCCGATTGGGTCTTTGGGATTTACGGGACGCGATTCACCCTTCGGAAGCGCGATGAAATCGTCATAGATTTTACGCAACGCCGGGGCTGCTTCTTCTGGCGTCTTGCCAGTGCTGCGAACGTAAGTGCCGAGTGACCGATTGAAAAACTCGTCCCATGTGACTTCCTTGCCGCGATTCAGCAGCAGTCTATTCTGTCGAAGAATTTCGCGCTCGGCCTTCGCTTCGTTGTTTGTAATCGCAAGCTCATTCCTTGCGATGATGGCGGCATCCAATCTTTCCTTGGCGGCTTGAATTTGAGCGTCGGAAATTGATTGTCGTGTTGCCAGCGTTTCTCGGACAGATTCAAGTCTTGCGTCCGTCGCCGCCTGTTTCGCGCTGTAAATCTGAGCACCGCGAACACTTCCCTCGATGAGTTGCAAAGCTTGCGGATCGACGTTCCCGCCCTTCTCAGCAATCTTGCCGTATAACTGGCTTACGGACGCCGGATTGTCCCACTGGGTTTGCCCTATCTGCCCCCAAATATCTGCACTCGCTGCCTGAATGTTGAGCGCGGTGGAAATCTTTTCCTGCTTGATCTGATGATCCAGCGCTTCATTCGCCAACCGCGCCTGCATCTCCTGCTGCCTCAGCGGTAGCAATGACTTCTCAATGTCGAGCTGTTGTTGCCGCTGTTTCAGTTGAAACGCCTCGGCAAGGCTCATCGGCTGATTGCTGTCGGGCCGTTGCTGCAACCATGCGGGTTCGTAGTTGAGGTTGAGTTCAGCCATTACCGCCAGTTATTTAGTTCGCCGGGATAAAACCCCGTATCGAAATTGCTGCCGCCACTTACAACGTCCCTCGTGGCAGGCGTCATATCCTGCGCGGTCAATCCGCCGCCCATCATACTTGTCATCCCACCGCCGCCACCTAGCGCACCGCCAAGCCCCATCGTCGCCGCGCTCGCCAGTGTTCCCTCAACCCAATCGGTCAATCCGGCCAAGCCGTGCTCAAGCCTGCTTCCGCTCGCAGCGACCTTGGCTTTGTAGAGGTTGTAGTTGAACCGATTGTTGCGTTCCTCGACCGCAAAACCGATCTGCTGCTGCGGACTAATGAACATTGAGGTTGCATCGGCTAGGCGTGGAAGGCGAGAACTTGCCGACTGTAACCAGCGCTCGGACGATGACAAGCCTTCACGAATCAAATCCAGAGAGGCCAGTCCAAGGCTCTCAGCTTCGGCAGCTCCAGCCACACCTGATCCACCGTAGCCACCGGCAAACGACCTCGCCCCACGCGAACGCTGAATCTGCCGCTGGACATCCTCAGGCAACTCACCTTTGAGCAGAGACGTGATCTGCTTACTGCCCGTCTGCATGATCTCGTCATAGCCGGGGATCGCCGCCTTGAGCATGTCCTGCAACTGCTGGAAGTTGAACTTGTTGATCCCTGCGGCAAGCTGCGTAGCTTCTGGCAGTGCGGCAATGTTCCCCGAGATCGCCTTCTTCTGTTCCGTCTGCGCGCTGATTTCTGGCAGATCGGGGATGTATCCAAGAAAGTCGCTCGTCCCGTAAGCGGGAGTTAATCCCAGTGCATTGCCTAAAACATTGGCTGACATATCAGGTGAAATTCTCGATGTATCCCGCGCCCCACAACGCCGGGTCTTGCATGCGCGGCGTGGCTACTGGGCCGTCGCCGTTGAAGTTGGCTAATTCCTCTTCAAGTAGATTTATCGCTCCACCCCTGCGCGATGGTGTCCCGTATTCGTTCGTCACCGCGCCCTCGATAAGCCGCATCGCGTTGTCGTACTGCCCGTTCTCTTCCTCAAGAATGCCTTGCACGCAGAGCTTGAGCGCTTGGAGGTTGCCGATGATCAGATAGTCAGTATCACGCGCCACGGGAATGAAAGCCATCTTGACCAGCAAATCGACGGTGTGCAGGTCGCAATCGTTGTCACACTCGTTGTTCGTAGGAGAATCAGGCAAGCCGGGAATCAGATAGCGTCGATACTGAGGCAGCGTTTCGTCTGGTTCGTAAACGGCCAATGCATTCACGTTGGCCATGCTCGGCACGTCGTACGAGTAAAGACGAATGTTGCCGTTGGTGACGGGCTTCTGCACGCCGGTCAAGCTGCTGAAGTAATTGACGGTGATTTGAAATGTCGTGCTCAAGGGCACGCGCTCACCGTCAATCCACGTTCCGTCTGGAAGCTGCGTCAGAATCCAATTCGAGTTTTCGTCAAAGCCTTGAAGCAGGATGTAAGCGTCAGGGTCTTCGTCCAAATCACTGTAAACTTTTATCTTCTGCGTTCGGCTGCTCATCTCATCGAATGCCACGGCAAGGCCGCGAGTAATGAGCGTGTTGCCAGGGCAGTCGCCTTCGCCCAAGATGCCGTAGGAAGTCCCTTGGAACTCGAAGAATTCGTTGCGGATCATGCCTGGGCAAGAACAAAGCGCAAATCCCTCGACCGTCTCGAAATGTCTCGGAAGCGTGATGCAGGCAGAATTGATGCACGTTCGGTAGCGCTGAAATGTCCCCTTCCACTTGCCGCGCGGAAGCAGGCGCTGGACAGCTTCGTTGAGATAGGCGGGAACTTTATCGCTAGTCGCGCAAACCCCAAGAACCTTGGCAATGGTCGGCCTTGCCGCGCCTAATGTGAGTCTCATCAAACTGTATAGTAAGCCCGCGCCGTCCGCTTTACGACATATACCGCAACGTAAGGCGGCATGTTCTCGTGTGGCTTTGAATCCACCGGAGGCGTGGCCGAAGTATCCCCGCCTGCGTTAGCCAGCGTCGTGTTGATCGGAACTTCCTGTGTGGCAACCCCGGCCAATCCATCATTGTTCGGATATACGTTCCCGGTCCCGGCACCACCTGCCGGATCGCTCCCCCAGATTTTATTGGCAGGTTTCCCGGCCTGTTCCTCAGCCTGTGGCGTATGCGTATGCGGGAACATTTCCTCGAGCGTCAGCTTCACCTGATCCAGTCCACCCGTATCGCCCACGGCCAGAACTGTCGTTGAAACTGGAAGCGTTCCCACGCCGACAATCGTTCGCGCGGCAAATGCCGTGTCTTGTTCCCAGAAACTTCCAGTGACTTGCGTTGGAGGCGTCACAGTCGGATCGATACCATCGCCGCCGTCGAAGGCGTAAAGGTTGGCCAAGGTGCCAACCCAAATCTGCCGCATATCGGACGATGCAGGAACGGGATGTTTCTTCGTCCACCTGCCATAGCCAAAGGTCCACGTTCCAAGATCACCGCCAGAAACGTCGGTGCGTATCCACGGCTTCCCCTGGTCGTCCACGCCGGGGATGTCGGGGCCGTAATTGAATCCGATGCCTAGACTGCCGGGAATGGTTCCGAATGCTCCCGTGAAAATATCTATCACGAGTTGCCCCCAAGAACTGAAACAGTAACCTGGGGGTAAGCTTCCCGGTGTCAGCGGAATGGTTGTTGGCATTGGCATTATTCGCTGGAATACGTAAACGGATTAACATCGCAGCCAGTAACTGACTGGCACGGCCCCTCGCCTCTGCACTCTCCAAGCGGAGACTCATCAACCCAATGTACGTGAAGCAGAAGGCGTTTTATTCTACAGTACCCCTCGATCGTCTGTCTCACCTGAAACTCGAATCCCAAGTCAAACGGCTTATCCACATCTGCTTCGCATGAATCGGGAGGCTTGGGAAAGCGCATGTCTGGTCTGTACTGGAGCCGATGCTGAAGCGGTCCCGTTTGAGGCTGTCCGCACGGAGGTGTTGCACAGTCCTGAAAGGTTGAGCATTCGCTCCAAGCTGTCCAGTCCAGCCACAGCGGATAGGAGTCCGGTCGAAATTGGAGATTAAACGTGACCTGTCCATAAAGTTCATCAACCGATTGCTGGCCGGTCATAAGCCGCTTGAGTCCCAGCCCCTGATCGCTGAACCGCAGAGAACGGTCCTCGTGTGACCACACAATTCGCTTGGATTGATTGTCCTGCTTGTCCGCACGGCTCAATTCCCAAAGCTCAATCTTGTTGGCATTCGACAGCGTGAACATGAAGCAGCGCTCGGTCTTGTTCACGGTCGCTGTCAGGATTTGGAGTATCTTCAAGCCCGTCCACACGCCATTCCAGGCCGGAGGTGATTGCCGCCCGATGCCAGCCACAGTCGAGAAATCAAGGGCAGTAAGTCCACGGAAATAGGTGCCGTGCGTTGTCCAGACGGGGCTTAAGGTTGTGAGTAACCTGTTATCAAAGTTTACCGAGCTTCCGTGGTTTAGCGTGGCTTGCTGGTCGTACTCGAGGATGGGCCGGATCTCGTCCGACATGCCACTGTTCGACCAAGTGTTCTGCCCGCCAAGTTGGAAGTTTCTGCGAGCGACGATGAAGCTTCGAATGTCATTGAGCGAACGAAACCACAGGTCGGAATTCACCTGAGACACCGCATTCTGATTCACTGGCCCGGCGCCAATCATCGAAATAGTTTCAATGGGAAAGGTCACAAGCTTCCAAATTGCGCGATCAATCGGGGCGTTTATCGAGAACGCGTGCGTCTCGGTGAACACCATGAGCGGCCCCTGCCCTGTCGAGGTATCCAGCACCGCAATCGGCACAATAGCCGTTATCTGCCCCGCCGAGTCCGGTATCGAGAACGCCCCACCCGTAGCAAGCAGGTCGTTCTCCGTCATCTTAAGGACCGCATCGCGGTAATTGTAGGTTGC